TCGCACCACAATGGAGTGGATTGAAAACAATCGTGACATGTTAGCCAATACGTTTATGATTCTACAGTGGACTACTTGGGAGAGAGAAGAGTGGCTTCATAAAGGTACTTGGTATCAAGTTAACGCCAGTGGAATAGACAGCATTCCGGATGATTTACAAGACCGCTATAAAAATTATATTGTAAACATAAATTGGTCGGTTAAAACTCCCGAAGCGCATGACAAAATTTGGACCATGCACCAGTACCTAAAAGGCTTGGGTGTACGTCATTTGTTCTTTAGCGGACACAGCACCTTTAGTGATATCTACAATCAGCACAATTGGGGTAAAAATTATATGCACCCGTATATTCGGGAAGAATCCTATCATAATTGGCTAAAAAACAACGGTGGAACCTATGCAAATGCGGCAAGTTACCATTTTGATGCCAAAAGTCATAGACTTTGGGCAGAACATGTGTTACAATACATCTACGATAACAACTTGATTGTGCCCAATGAAATACCTACTGATTGATACCGCCAACATGTTTTTCCGTGCCAGACACAGTGCTCACAGGGCCAGTGACACATGGACTAAACTGGGCTTTGCTCTGCATGTTACCATAATGGCTGCCAACAAAGTGACCAAGCGTTTTCAAGCAGATCATGTGGTATTCGCCCTAGAAGGACGCTCGTGGCGCAAAGACTACTACAAACCTTACAAGGCCAACCGTGCTGTGGCACGTGGGGCAATGACCGAAACAGAAGCAGAAGAAGATCGACTGTTCTGGGAGACGTATGACGAACTGACTAAATACTTGGCTACGAAAACAAATTGTAGTGTGATCCGTTGTGCCACTGCCGAAGCAGATGATATCATAGCACGTTGGATCTCTTTACACCCCCAAGATGAACACACAATTGTAAGTTCAGACACTGATTTCGTGCAGTTGCTGGCCAACAACGTCACGCAATACAATGGTATCACCGATGAACTACTGACTCTGGAGGGCATATTCGATGCTAAAGGTAACCGTGTCAATGATAAGAAAACTAAACAGCCAAAAACGATCCCGGATCCGGCCTGGCTGCTATTTGAGAAGTGCATGCGTGGCGACACATCCGACAACGTATTTTCTGCATATCCGGGAGTACGTACTAAAGGGACAAAGAATAAAGTTGGTCTCGAAGAGGCCTTTGGAGACAGAGACAAGCGCGGATACTCGTGGAACAATCTCATGCTCCAACGTTGGACTGACCACAATGGTGAGGAACACCGTGTGCTAGATGATTATGAGCGTAACTGTACCTTGATTGATCTCACAGCACAGCCAGAAGATGTCAAAGCAGTTGTGGACAGTTGCATACGTGAACAGATCAGTCACAAGGACGTGGGACAAGTCGGCACACATTTCATGCGATTCTGTGGCAAGTACGAATTGACCAAACTCAGTGACAGCGCAGATCAAGTAAGTCGCTGGATGAACGAAACATACAAAGGAGTATTAGATGATATTAGCCAAACCCGTGGTGGAGAACCAGTATTGGATACTCAAGAAGGATAATCGCAAGATTGGCCAACTTGAACTAAAAGAAAACGGTAATTGTACAATAAAAATTCTTGATAGTGTAGTAAGTTACAAAACTATCAAGATGGCTCGAGAAGCGGTTGACATCCAATTCGAGCCGGCCGAAACAGCAACACCATTGCCACCAAACATGGTATATGGTCACGAAGTTGAAGGCGAGGTGTTTAATCCGTTATGGGACGTGAAACATCGGTTACCTCTATTCACCAGGGAAGACAAATCCAAGTCGTGGTTTGCCGCTGGTTGGTACCGGGTCAAGCAACATCGCAAGTGGCGAGTGGTACAGCACCCCAAACTCATTACCTTGGAGCGTTATGCTTACCAAGGTCCTTTTAATAGTAAAGAACAAGCAAATGACAAATCCGTTTAGAGATCAAGAAAAATTCATGCGAGCCTGCGAACAAACTGTGGGCGAGTTCAATGAGGCACAATATCAACTGTATTGCAATCTCATCAGTGAAGAATTTGATGAGTTAGTGGCTAGCAAGACCAAGGTAGATGATCTTGATGCATTAATTGATATTTTGGTTGTGACCATTGGTGCTATCCATAGCCTAGGTGCTGATGCTGAAGGTGCTTGGAAAGAAGTCATGGGTACAAACTTTGCCAAAATTGACAAACAAATTGGTCGGGTACGCAAACGTGAAGATGGTAAGGTACTAAAGCCAGCCGGATGGACTCCACCAAATCTAGAACCTTTTGTTTCATGAGTCTACACATCAATCGTTTTGTTGACAGCATCAAGGCACATGAATCACGCGGTCAGCGTGATTTTGTTATGACCATGCGTGAAGCCAAAGATCTACACAGTGACATTACAAAATTATTACTAACTCTAGAAACTTTGCACACTCGAAATATTCAACCCAAACAAGAAACAATTACGGTAGAATTGGATGGTGGCAGTTTCAAAACTACGTAGTTTTTGAGATAAATAAACTACGGAGAATACAATGAGTAGACCCAAGCCAAATGTGCTGATTGAGCATACTGATAAAGCAACTTACAAGACCGAACAAGTGTTGGCTTCTGAAGGAGTGTGGGCTGTGTTTTTTGATTTTAAACCTATCAATCTCAAAACATCTAACATGCTCACACAGTATCCAGGCCCCAAGTACAAGAAGGTCTCATTCTCGAATCCCGGTCATGCCAAGAACTTGGCTCGCAAACTCAACACACAATTCAAGACAGACAAATTCACAGTTGTGCTCTTGACGCAGGGGGCGCAAGTATACCCCGATGCCAAGTAAACTAGAACTTGTCAAAAAACTAACTGCACAGTCGGACCTATGGACCATGGAAGATGCCATGCAACATTGGTGGCAAAATCCCAACGGTGGTTGGCGATTGACAAATGATGGATTTCAGGCATTTGAACAATACAAACTAGAGCATTGGGACTATGAAACCCCAACAGCAATACAAGCCGTGGCCAAAGTTCTGCTGGCATTGGATCGCAAACTCGCCTCCCCGTACTATATCAAACTAGGCAAGAAACCACTGCTGTGTTTCTTTGACAGCCGAGAAGCAACCATGTATGCCATGTATGGTGACATGCAAAAGTTCCTGCGGTATCTTGAGAGACTCTAACCCCATCTCTTTGTTTCTTCAATTGGTGGACCAGACATGCCTAATATATCGCCTAGCAATTTATAATCACCGAACAATCTAAATCTGTAACCTCGAGAAATTTCTCTGAGCACACGTTGAGTCGTTGCATCATATCGGTTGATTTTTTCTACGAGGTCTTCCATGAACACATTGCGATGCACTAGATCAAGATTATGCTGAAATCTAGCCCGATTATTTTGTATAAACTTTCGAGTGCGGTCAACGTCACGCAACAGATGTAGATTTTTCTCTACAGCATAGTAGGCGCGATCCCAGGGATCCGCCATGCGTTCGTAACTATGATCTACTATGTCATCAAACACATCAAACCCCAGGCGACGCATGCTTTCAGGTATGGCCCAACCGCCCACCCAAATCGGTAAAGTTCCGCCATAGATAGCCATAATGGTCTTTTCTGTTTTGAGTGTTTCACGTTCATAGAAACTGGGTTCAGTGATTAGGCTCACGCAACTGGGCTCAAACAGCGTATCTTTCAACAGCCCAGCATAGTTTTCCCCATTCTTGATTTGTCCGGATTTAAGTCCTTGATCTAAAAAAACTTCGTGTCCGAACGCATAAGATTTTTCTGGAATGTCAACTTGGGTGTTGTTTATAATTTGTTTGTACCAATCTGAATTGGTATTGGCCAACATTTTGGCGCGATTGATATCGGTTTTTTTCCAGCACAACGAATAGGTATAGTTGTCTAGTCCAAAGTGTTTGATCAACACCAACAAGAACTCTCTGTTGGGCCTGGGCTTGTTGATCATGAAATTGAAAGCATAGTGTTTGTTGCTCCAATTGGTTTGTATGTTTCTTGTTTCAAACTCTTTGGCTTCGGCAGCTAAAAATATAGGCATACACAAGAGATTGTATTCAGCCAATTCGTCATCGTGGTTGATATGATCAAATACCACCAAGTGTTCGTGGGGGTTGCAAGTGCTATTTTCCAGCAAAGTTTTCACATGAAAACAATGATTGTCATCGTCATAGTGATGATCGTTTACATAAATTATTTCAGGTTCAGTTAAGATCTCGCCGTTGTAGCGATATGTTGGGCCAAAGATTTCTATCATATAAGTATGGTATGTATTGGAATAATCCCCTAGAACAAGTTCAGTATCCTGGTCCAAGCGATGTAATATTTAAGGCCACACATGGTGGTCAGCATTGTTTGTTCTGGAACCCCACGGCTAGATTTCAAGACATACCAACCACTCAACTACTGGCAGATCTTTGTGCCTGGGCCAATCACAACCGACACAGCCAAGGCACACAGGCATTTTTAGCCAATCCTCGATGCTTTTACGATATTGCCAATTTGGTCAAACTCAACATGTGGATTCAAGACATACGCAAACAGGGCATGGTCAAGCCTTGGTTGATTCAGGATCTTGGAGATGGTTCTATTCAGTTGGGCAATGGTGATTCAAGACTGCGCTGTCTTGAACGCATGCCCGAAATACAAACTGTGTGTGCATTTGTTTCTACTCATGCAACCCGTGCGCATTTATACAGTGACCTTGAACCAGTTGACACATTTGATCGATTTGCCGAATTGTGTGGCGCCGAATCTGGCCAAGAGTTCTTGTTTAGACTAACCGATGCTGATGCACCTTATGGCATAGACTGGTATGAATACAACAGTTCACGCACACGATCAGTCACACCCGGTGAAGACCAATCTGTTGGCATGATGTCTAGATATTGGAGCCAACATCCGGAAATCAAGATCACACCCGAATGGTTTGATCAATCAATTGACTGGTCACAATATCAACCATGCTTGTAAAAAGTATTTTGTGCTATCTGTTGCCAGTCCTTGTGACGATCTCCAGTTGCATCTATCGTTACATCCAACCAAGGCAGTGAGTCATTGGCATGCCCGGCGAATCCCATCTTGGGCAATATCAAGTGTTCGGGCCATTTTTCTAGAAACTTTTTTCTTATTAAAGGTTTGCCCACGGTGTTGACTTTGAATTCCCAGGGCAGGTTTAGAGCAAATGTCATAACACTTTTGAGTTGGAATGGATTGCGTGTTTCTATACCATGTGCACCACCTATACGGTCACTGCCCGGTCCATCTGATCCAACTATCTGACACCAGTAGTCAGCCAACAATGTGGCCTGGCGCGGATCGCGGTTGTACACTTCCAAACATTGTTGCCATACCGCAGGATCAATATTTAAACTGTATGGGCTAGTAGAATGTTCAGCAGTATAGTCTATAGTTCGGTACACATCATACCCACCAAACAACTCGTCGGCAGCCTGGCCAGAAAACAGAACTCGTGCGAGACAGGCCTGGGCCACAATCCATTTACCCACGTAACTCCAACTTTGAACAGGCATTCTAGTACGCCGCATGAGTGCTAGATATTCTTGAGCATACTGTTCAT